GGCCCTTTTTAGGGTCTTTTTTTGTTTAACGTAGGCTAGCTAGTCTATAACTGTTTTGGCGCATTAAAATGGCTTTAACGGCTGCATAATAGTAATAAATTCACATTAGATAAGATAGCCATGATGGATAAACCCTTAACGGCAAAACCCCGAACGGGAAAATAAGGCACTAATAATAACTGATATATAACAAGTACTGAATATAAACAAGAAGTGTACAAGCTGTACGTTTTTGTGTTGTTTTTATTTTTTTTCTCATGTATTATTGGCAATAGCTTCACAAAAGCTAAACAATTATTTACCAATGGGGAAAGTTATGATCGAAAATAATACACCGCTGAACGATGAAATTATAAAGCATTTTGTTGCCGACTGTATGGAGAGTAATAAGTACAGCGCATCTACGCCTATTGGTGATTTACACTTGTCAACAACCAGCAATGGATATAGAGTTGACCTTGAACGTAAAAACTATGGGAGTTTAGACTAATGAGTAATTACAAAAGCGAAAAAGGTTATCATGACGGTTATCACGGCTTAGACATAGCTATGCCAGACAATAGTAGTTATTTATCTGGCTATGGTCGAGGCTATGAGCAGGCCGAGAAAGATAGTCACTTTGCCGAACAGTGGCTGAATGAAAATCAAGACGAATCATAAGTGTACAAGCTGTACGTTTTGATAGTAGAAAAATAAGGAAACTAAGTAATGACTAAAGTTTATATCAATGATTTTGGTGGTGGCGATCTATTTGACGAATTTTCTGTTGACGTTGATTTTCTACCAAGGCATCAGGATCTTCTTTATATACATATAGACAAGTTTAATGGGCATCTGTTGTCTCCTGATTTTATAAAGGAAACAAAGGAAGATTATAGCGGGATGGTTTCATGCGAGATAAGAAGTATTACCCATGACATAAAACAAGACTCGCACAAAGTAGAACTGTGGATAGAGATTAACGAATAGAGGGAAAAACAATGAGTAAAGAAAAAGAGATATGGGCTACGCTTAGCGTAATTAACGTAAACGATCATACCAACAGCAAGAACGGGTTTACTTACCTGTCTTGGACATGGGCTTGGGCAACACTTCAAGAGAAGTTTCCAGCATCAACATATAAGTTTAAGCCAGATATGCTGCACGCAGATGGTAGTGTGGAAGTTTGGTGTGAGCTAACCGTTGAAGGCATAACACGCGAAATGTGGCTAGCTGTTACTGATTTTAGAAACAAGCCAGTGGCGAACCCGTCATGTGACTTAGTTGCCAATGCTAGGATGAGATGCTTAGTTAAATCTATAGCAATGTTTGGTTTAGGCCATTACATATATGCCGGTGAGTCAATGCCAATGGAAGTAGAAGTTCAGTTAAGCGACCACTTGCTTAAAATGATAAGCGAGGCTGAGAGCTTGGATGTTTTGAAAGAGATCTGGATGAGCTTAAGTGAGTCAGAGCAAAAAGCATACAAGCAGGCTGTGAATGACGCTAAGGTCAAATTAAGCGGAGAAAAAGAGTGAAGATACTTAGCTTAGTGCAGGGAACTGATGCTTGGCTTGAGGCTCGCAAGATTGCGTTAAATGCTAGTGATGCACCGACAATAATGGGTGATGGCTATATCAGCTTAGACGAGCATATACAGATACAGCTAGGCATGAAAGAGAACAATATATCACCATATATGCAGAAGTTATTTGATGAAGGTCATAAGCGTGAAGATATGGCTAGAATTGTTTGCGAGCTAGAATTTGGCGTAGACCTAAGGCCTATCGTAGCAACAGAAACTATATCTAATATAGAGTTGCAAGCATCTTTTGATGGGATAGATATTAAAAAAGGTTTTGTATGGGAGCATAAGTTTACTAACAAGAAGTTTATGTTCGACGATATACCTGCCCTGTACTATTGGCAGTTAGAGCATCAAATGCTTGTTTCTAATACTGACAATGCAACATTGACTGTTACTGATAGGGATACTTTAGAGCTTCGACATTACAAGTACAAGTCAGTACCAGAAAGAAGAAAAGCCTTGATTAAAGGCTGGAAAAACTACATAAAAGCTAGAGATAATTTTGAGCGTGAGGATAGGGAATGGCAGAAAGCTGCTAGTGACTATTTACACGCAAAAGACATGGCGGATATGTGGGCGAGAAAGCTATCGGATGCTAGTTCAGTACTCAAAGTACTGGCAGGCAAGAATAGCGCATCAGGATGCGGTGTGAAGGTTTCTGTTAAGCAAGAAAAGTTTAAGAAGCAGACACCGGCATCATTTATTAAAGAGAACGGCATCAAGTTGCAGCAGTTAGAGCTTGAGAAGCCATCATATAACTATCGTATAACTATAAACAAGGAAAAATAATGTTAAATAAGCAAATTTTAGTAGGCCGACTAGGTAACGATCCAGAAGCAAAAACATTCGGAGACGGCGGCATGGTGTGCAATGTATCAGTTGCAACAGATAATACTTGGCGCGATAAGAAGTCAGGTGAAATGAAGTCAATAACAACATGGCATCGAGTTGTTTTCAGGAACAAGTTAGCTGAAATTGTAAAGAATAACCTAAGCAAAGGCTCATTAGTTTACGTTGAAGGCAGGACAGACCATCGGAAATGGCAGGATAAAAATGGCGAGGACAAACTTTCAGTAGAGATAGTTGCAAGCGAGCTTAGAATGTTAGGCAAGAAGGATGAACAGCAAAAACCCAAAGGCCAACCAACAAGCAATGCCGGTAAAGATTTCCCGGGTGAAGATATAGACGTTCCGTTCTAATGAAATACTATTTTTGCAGATGGTGTCTAAAGGATAAACCAGAAAGTGAGATACCCATCACAAAACGCAGAGATATAAATGGCAATGTACAAGGCGTAAGGAAATGCCTGTCTTGCAAAGAGAAACATAAGAAAGCTAAGGCTAAATAGTCCACCTACGAGCGTTGCCTGTCTTGGTATCAAGATGGGTAAACGTTTCGTAACTGCCAACACCATACCTTCCGGTATATTTTTTATCTAGATAACCATATACATCACTAGGCTCAACACCAACAATAACAAAGTCAATAGCTCTACCCTGTACATGTTGAGACCGATTAGAGCCACCAACCTTGCTGTTGTGTTCTTTACATCTTATCCCGGATGTAACTACTAGATGAACTCTCTTAACACCTAATACTTTTGCAAAATGGTCGCAAGATTCTTGAACTACCTTGATTGTCTCAGCGTCAATAGTATCCGTTCCGCAGCCGCACTTACACTCAATCTCGGACCTTGATATATTCTTGCTTAAATCACCCATCACTTTTTCCAGTTAGATAATCCCTTGAGACCAAAGGAAGCTGCTATAGCTGCTGCTAGAAAACCTTTGTAGTATTCTGGCATTGCACTTAGAACAATAAAGCCTTGTTGTATATATGGCACTAAGCTAGGTATAAATGCACCAATCATGGGGATTGAAAGCACAATAACGAACCATTCATCTTTCCATGATGTCTTACTACCTTCAGCCATCATTTTTTCCCAGTTTTCTTCTGACTGCATAGCCTTAATCTTTACTTCTTGCTTGACCTTAGCTTCTTCTGCTTTACCTTGCATCCATGTAGTGGCCAGCTCACCAACAAGAGTTATTAGCTGTATCATTTGTCTGCCTTACTGTCTAGTTTATCTTCTATTCGGTTAAGAGTATCTTTAATGTCAGATAGAGCTATTTGAAAATCATCACGTCTAAGATAGACGTTAGGGATATTTCTTTCTATCTGCTGAATGTCTAAACGTAATCTACTAATAGCATCCCATACTGCTCTTAGATACCAGCCGACAAAAATAGATATGAGAGCAAATGTTGCATTAAATAAGTCTTGGAATTCCATAACTAAGCCTTGTAGAAAACAGCAAAAGAAGCGTTGATATTGCCAGCGTTATTGATTAACAAAGTATCCTTACTTTCAATAAATAAGGCTTTATGTTTAATTTTTGCATCATTATCTATAACCAAACCATCCTCAGCAATAAAGATACGTTTACCTTGTAGACCAGTAAGCTCAATTGTTGCGTTAAATAAATCTTGGAAGTCCATTTTAAGTTTACTCCGGAAGTAGTAATTTTAATTCTTCTGCACCATCGTTTGTTTTATAAATAATTCTTTGTGTCATTTTGTTTTCCTTTAATTGCTATAAATTGCAACGCAACACGTATCTAAATCTTCAGAGGCGTTTGCCCCATTTGAGCCATGTACAGCACAAGTAGTAGTAGACCGTAGTGGTGAAGTGCTTGCAAGCCCGCCTATTGTAAGATATGCGTTACCGTTTAAGCTATATGCGCCTGACGTTATTACCACATAATCAGAGTTTGGCATAGCAGTAGTAAAGTTTACATGATAGTGACTGAACCCATCATCAGTAATTGAACTAACATTATAACTATTTCTAATAGCTACTGTACCCCTGCCGTTAAAGTTCACCCATGCTCTTGCACTGCCATTTATTACGTCAGCTATTGGCGTAGTCTCACTGCCTGCTAAGTTGGCTAAGGTGCTTATGTTTAATTGTGACATTTAATTAACTCCTTTAGGGCTTAGCGAAACATTGCTATAGTTACTTGTGAAAAATCAAACTGAACACCGTTCGAAGAACCGCTTGAACCGTATCGTGTTTCAATACGTAAAGCTGTCGTCGTAGGGGCGGTATCTCCTTGTTGGTGTACTCCAACTACCCCTCTTATGGCTCCCGCCTGTGCACCAGCCCAGTTACTTGCAGTGTTTGAAACCATGCCACTTATTGCGTAATTCGCATCAGGAATTGCAGTAGTAAAGTTCAGCGTGTAGTCACCTATTCCATTATCCGTAATACTCGACACATTTCCACTAGCACGTATAGCAACTGTACCTGTGCCGTTGAAATTCACCCAAGCACGGCACTTATAATTCTCTGTGCTGTCATCGTTCAACCAAGTGTCAAACTTTAAAGAGCCAGCCATTACAATGCCTCGCGTTCAATCACTTCTTTCAGCTTGTCAGCAGATGTTGCACCATCAATCTCAGCTTGCATAGCGTCATACTTGTCACGAATAGCTTGACGAGCTGCTTCAGCTTCTACTGCTTTGGCTGGGATAGTTGCCTGCACATCTAATGGCGCGAACTCTTCAGAGCGCTTAGCACGGCGTTTCTCATGTGTAATGCTCTTTGCTTTGTTTATGTCTACTTTAATCATGTCAATTACTCCTGAACCCATGCGTTGCGGAATGTACGGTCTGAAGGCACTTCGCTGACATCAACAATCTCAGCAGATGCCTTGTTAGCTTCTGGCACTACTTTGTCGCGTAGCTCTTCCATAGTACCTGCCCATTCTGGTGATGGCACTACAACGCTTACGCCACCTTCGTCGTTTGTGTAAATAATTCTTTTGTCCATTGTTGATCCTTTAGTTTGTTTAGAGATTAGCGGAATATGGCTACCTGTACTGCTGGTAAATCTAGGGCTTGGGCACCTGTGGAATTAGAAGTTCGAATACCTAGGCTAGTCGTAGCCCTTGTCGTACCTGTCGTTTCGCAAACCAACCCAGCAATAGAGGTTGTAGAATACTTAGCTCCGTATGTAGCAGTGTAATTATCGTCTACCATAGCATTAGTGAAATTAACAGTGTAATTAGCTGTACCATTATCTGTAATGCTGCTTACATTAAACCCATTGCGAATGGTTACAGTGCCTGTGCCATTAAAATTAACAAACGCTTTAGCAGCGCCTACAATATCTGGCTGGTTAGCGCCTGTTCTGTCTTTAATGCTGTCTACGTTTAACTGACTCATAATACCACCCACACACTACCTGAAGAAATAGTCACTGTAACACCTGTATTTATTGTAATAGGTCCCGTACTTGACGCACTTTTACCTGATGGGATTGTATAGTCTGTTGTCACTGTCTGTGAGTTTTCAACAAATACTTGGTCGCCACCGCCGCCTGTAGCACCTGCTGAGACACCAGTAAGGGCTGAACCATCACCACTAAAAGATGTTGCTGTTACTGAGCCTGTTACGTCAATGCCTGTGGCGGTGGTGGCGAGTTTGAGGTCATTATTATGGTATAGCTGGACTTCCGCACCATCTACGGCTTTAATCATATTTGTAAAGCCAGACTGTCCCCTTAAAAATATCTCACTGCTACCGTCTATATATAGACTTCCATCCCCTTGGTCTCTTATTATACTGGCACTACCTGTATGATAAATCTGCAAGTCAGACCCAGCACCGAAGATGGCTTTGTTGTTGTCGCCGAAGCTTATGTCTCCAGACATAGTGCCGCCAGTTAAGGCTAGGAAGCCTGTCCCTGATACATATGCCGCCACCCAAGCAGAACCTGTATAGACATACATAGCCTGAGCAGTGCTATCAAAATACAAAGCACCAGCTACCAGAGCATCACCATCATTATCTACAGTAGGTGCGGTAGACTTTGTGCCAAGATACCTGTCATCGAAGTTATCATAAGCCGCTAGTGTTGCATCTCTTGCACTCTCAGCCGCAGTTTGTGCAGTGGCAGCATTTGTCGCAGAAGTTGCAGCGTTAGTCTCGCTAGTAGCAGCATTAGTTTCTGATGTGCTGGCATTAGATGCGCTTGTAGCCGCCTCAGAAGCCTTTGTAGTGGCAGTTGTTGCACTACCTGCTGCACTAGTAGCACTAGAGGATGCAGAGCTGGCAGAGGAACTGGCAGACGTTGCTGAAGCCGCTGCATTAGTTTCACTTGTACTAGCATTTGACTCTGAAGTAGCAGCATTGCTTGCTGCTGTTGATGCAGTTGATGCACTATTAGCTGCATTTGTAGCAGACGTTGATGCGCTTGTTGCGCTGTTTCCTGCATTTGTTTCGCTAGTGGCTGCATTTGTCTCACTTGTTGATGCGTTGCTAGCCGAAGTAGCGGCTGCACTAGCCGATGCTGCTGCGTTAGTCTCTGAAGTAGCGGCTGATACAGCGTCAACTATTAGTGACCAGTAAGATGTATTGGTTAGGGATGTCCCTGATGGCGATGCTTGCGTACAGATATAAACATTATCAAGCTGGCCAGCAGTTGTTGACTTAACTAGATCTCGAACAGAATAGCTTACTGTCGTTACTGTAGCGTCTGTTCCTTGATACTGCCCAATCTCTTGGAAGTTTGTGATAGCATTTCCATCACTGTTCCAGCCGATAACATAGTTAGCTGTTGGTGAAGGTAAGACAAGTGAGGCAGCAGACGTGTCTGTAATCGGTAAACGGAATGAGCGATTGATGTCCGCTCTTAATTGTTGAGAAATAAATATCTCTGTGTCTTGTTCGCGATTGACCGTCTCAGCAAGCAAGTCACCAGATGTCTGGTAGTCTGCTGTTCTGGCTATGCTCACCACCCTTTCAATGGTAATGATGTCGCCAGTTGACGCGCCAGTAA